TAAGAAAAGGTTCTCCACCGAGAATACTAATATCTTCTGGTTCTATCCGTTCTTTCCACAGATCAACCCAATTAACAAAATCACTAAAATTAACCTCTTCTGTGAATTTGTGATTTGAAAAGTGAGAACAACTCTCACAAGAAAAGTTACATCTATGAGTTATATGAATGTCAATATGCCTAAGTTTCATTACGAACTCCCGTAACTTGCACCGCATATCGGTCGCGCATACTCATATTATAGAATGCATGTGGAGTTTCTGAATCCCAGAAAAAACAATCTCCAGCAGACCACATTGTATGGAACTCATCTCTGATTTGCAGAATCTGTCCAGGATAACCATCTTCTAGCATCACCATACAACGCATAATATCTTTAACATCTGCTCCTGTGTAGCTCATATATTTACTATACATGTCTACATGAATAGGAAGATATTGACCTGGTTTAAAATAATTTACCGCTGCAGTAACATGACTCCATTCGGAAAAATGACTTTTAATATATTCCATTGCCTCTGGCATTGGTTTTGGTTCATGGTATTTCCAGATAGACATGAACTCTTTACTGTGACCAGACCACAAATATTCATTCACAATTTTTGGGTCATCAACCCAATATGAGAAATCATAATCTAGATTGTAGAATTCTTTTATATTCCAATCTGGTTCTATGTGTTTCATTGAAATACAGTGAGTTTGGATAGGTCTGGATAATCTTTCCATGACCACGTTTTTGGTTGCACATCCTTTGCCACATTAAACTTACGAATACCTTCGATAGCAGTTTCTGGCGTCATGTAATAATGGAACCCAGGAGTGGTAATGTCTTGATCTGCCCAGGGTTTTGTTAGGTCTCTACCATCATACACCATCTTTTTCAATTCATGATAATCTGTTTCATTATCAGTAAGAATCATACCACCACGCCCTAGGCCGAGATGTTTTTTAAATTGAAAACTCAAACACATATTTTTGTTTGACACATAACTATCTCTTTCCCATAGAACTGCCGCATCGATAATATTAGAACCACCGATAGGATACATATCACTCCAACGACTATTTTTCCATTTAAATGGAATATCCAACTTCATCATTGTCATTGGAATGGAAAGATATGTGTGTTTGGGTAAAACTACATTTGTAGGACAATGCAATCTTAAACAAAGTTCAATCGCATGGGTACAAGAATCTGTAGCGATTGCATATGGAGCACCATAAAAATCTGCAATTTTTCTCTCAAACTTTGTTACATGTTCAAACATAGTAATCGTCGATGTCTGGTTCGTCAGGAGTAATTATGTAATCATTGGGTTTACCGTACATGAAAAACTCTTCAAGAGTATATTCATCACGCATAACAGTCCACCATTTATTATATGCCTTCCTGGCAAGTTCAAGATCTACGCGATCTTTCCTCACAATATTCTTAGCATAACTGCCAATATGGGGATTCACACTAATCAAAGGCATACAATATGTATTACCTGAGTGTCCCATGAAATAATCGATGGTTCGGTTTGGCATATCCAACATCTTTCCCCACTTATAGTTCTGAATCCTATGGGAGAAGTTATATTGGTCACCTTCTACAAAAAGTCTCATCAACTTCTCTGCATATGGTCTATTAATTAGAACAGGGCCATAATCATGGTGTGACCTGATGGGATGTAAGAAACATGGAATCTCCCACTCATTTTCAAATCCGAGTTGAATACAATCCCAATCAAAAGGAATATGATTCATCAAATATTCCCAATCAAAGTGCCAATACTTGACGAATCGATAATCATAGTCATCTTCCATCAGTAGAAGATGTTTCTCATTGGTCGTAGTCAACCAATGTTTGATCATATCCAAGGTACAAATTGCAGTACCAATCTCTATGATATGTTGTCTCCATCTAACACATTCAGACATATCGTTGAGGATGACTCTGTGTTTCCAGTCAACAAAATTTGGAAATTGATATTCAGATGCAGAAAATCTCTTAAAATTGGAGATTCCCAACTCATCATATTGTAGTTCAGTATATTCTCTACGATCTGGACGTTCATCCAAATTCAAATAATATAGAGTTGGCAATCCCTTAAGTTTCATAATTTTTCTATGATTGGTTTATCCAAATACATTAATTGTGAAGTGAGGTAATCAGATCTCTTGTTCTTCCACCAATTTAATGCAATTATATCAGATTTCTTAGCAAGATAGTTGGGTTGATTCATATAACCATCACTAATAAACTTACTATTAGTAACAAATAATGGAAAAGAGTACGTTGTACCAACTTGATATGGCACAAAATCTCCCGAGTGATAGTGATAATCTGGCAAATCAGGACTATATCCAAATCTGTGTAGGAATCTCCATTTACCTCTTTCCATGTACATATCTACAAACTTCTGAGCGTATCTTTTGTTAATAAGAATACATGCAGCACTATGATTTTGCAGTTTCCATCTCGTCAAAGAAACGGGTAAATATTTTTCACCAATAATATGAAGTTGCACACAATCCCAATTATGAGGCAAATATCTCATAAATTCATCCCACTCAAAACCCCAATACTTTTGAGTACAGAAGGATATATCATCTTCCATAAGAAGACATGTATCAGATTCGCAATTAAAAAGGAAATCTGCAATTGTTTCTGCCCTGTTCAAAAGAACAGACATGTATCTCAAATGAGTCTTATAGTGGGAATCCAGGAGTAACTCTTTCCACTCAGGAAAATTTTCTGCGCTAAAAATAGAACTGTTTACCCTTTTCCATTTTCGGATTTTATATTTTTTAAACTGGGATTCCATGTACTCACGTCTACTCTCCCTGTGTTGGAGATTCATGTAATATATGGGAGGCAGCTTCATTTTATAACAACAGGGTGAGTCATGGCAGAATCAATTTTTTTTCCATAAGTAAAAAAGTCTTTAACAGTAAATTTTTGTCTCTCATTTTCCCACCACTCATAGTAAAGATCACGACACGCAAAATGATGTGGTTTTGGTCTTTCGTCTAGTTCTGGTTTACAAGTAATCAAGGGAACCTGATAAACTCTACCAACGAAGCCAAAGAACTCGTCAATACTAAGAGAACGAATTCCAGGATAACCACCATGTCTCCTTAAGAAAAAGTATTTTCCATCAACAGTGTGGATGCGAAGTAATTTCTCAGCAAACCAACGATTGATTAAGACTGGTCCAAAAGCACTATCTCTAGTCTTTGGATGTAGGAAAAATGAAACAAAATTATGAGCCTCAAATCCCAATTGAATACAATCCCAATCATAGGGCAAGTTGTTCATCAAATATTCCCAATCGAAATGCCAATGTTCGATTAGATTCATATCATAATCATCTTCAAATAGAATCAAATATTTCTCATTGGTTGTTTGCAACCAATTTCTGATCATCTCAAGAGTAGAAATAGTGATACAAGTAGAAAGATAGTGTTCTTCTTTTAGAAACTCTGGTTTGTAAAGTCTGTGTTTCCATTCATCATAATTACCAGGGACAAAAATGCCACTATGAAATCTCTTAAATCTATTAGTACCTATGGTTCTATGCCCATAGATTTCCCATTTATCGAATTGACTTTCCATGTACTCAATTCGATTTTCATGATGATTTAAATAATAAATTGAAGGAAGACCTTTTAGTTTATTAGACATACCAAGTAATAATAGAGTATCTTGTTCCAGAAGTCACTGGCATTATTTCATGCGGGAACATGAAATTTGATGGGAACATTAAGGCATCACCTTTTTTGAGTTTAATGACTCTTTCCCTGTTAAAGAAACCAAACTCACCACCTTCATAGTCATCATTTAGTGCGAAAGAACAACTGATTGAACGTTGTTGCTGTTTAAATGAGTCTGTGTGTTGAACATAAAATTGACCCTCTCTATATCTTAAGAGATCATATCCAGTGTCAATTTCTGTCTCAGTAGAGGTCCAACATTTCCTGTATTTATTGATAGCTTCAGAAGCACATGAGAACATCCTATCATCCAATTCTTTCTTTATCTCATCCAATCCTGCCAATCGTGATAAAGAAAGAATATCACAGGATCTAACGTTACTGACAACCTCACCAGTTCCTACAGTACTATTATTCCAATATTCCGAATCTGCAAACTCTTTGATTATATCATCGCACAGATCTTCAGGCACAAGTCCTTCATGTACCATGATAAAATCGTTGAGCATTCGTTCTCCTCTTCCTGGTTCAATTATAAGTGGTTTTACTTTTTTGTCAAAGTTGTTTATACCTGGTCTCTGTTTATCAAAGTAAGAATTCGCTCTAGATCCTCTACTATAAACATAATGCAAAAAGGCCTGGACATAAAATTCTCCTTCATATGGTTCTCTCCAGTGAGGCGCATCACATCCATGGTAAAACATTGCATCGCCAGGTCCTAGAGTTACATTGCGTTTTTCTCCAGATGGTGTCTCAATCCATATATCCCATTGTCTATCTGCAAAAAGATTGAGGGTAAGAGAAATCTCACACTCATCCTTATCTTTATGTCGTTTTAGATCACCATTTTTATGGTAAACTCGGGAATATGTGTAAGTTGGAAGAACAGTTTCTCCTACTATCTCACTTACTTCTGGAGTTTTCTCGCATAAAAGTTCCAAAAAAGGTAGATAGTTATGCACAGAAAATGAAGTGAGAGATTGCGAATCACCAGCAACTTCGTTTTCTTTGCAATATCGAATATACTCTGATCCCAACCTTAGGGCTCTTTCTTCACCAATAAAGTTTCTGACAACCGTGTAGTTATTGGTTTTCAGATCAATATTCATTAGATTTCTTTAAGCAATTCTTCAATATCGTAGTAAATTTGGTTTTCAACTTCATCTTCCATATCATATGAAGTTTCCTCACTCTTTTTAAGATTTTCGGAAAGATCCTGCATCATAACATCTTCTTTCTCTTCTTCAATATCTGGAGTAAGGGCACCAGGTGCTAAAATATCATCAATATTTTCATATACATTGGAAGGAAGAGACTCTTCATCTGCATGAATTAATTCTGCATATCCATTCGCACCCTGAAGATCGTAATCAATTTCATCAAGAATAGATTCTAGTTTTGCATAATCTACATCACCAGATTCGTCTTTGTAATTGATTTGTTCATTAATTTGATCCTCATCATACTCTAAGAGAGCATCCAATTCTGCAAGTTTTCTAGCTTCTTCCTGTGACTTTTCCCATTCGGATTTAATTTTTTCATGCAACTCGATCGCATATTCCCAAGGTCCAAGTTCAGTGATTTCTAAGTTTCTTGATCCTCGACTCGCAAACTCAATTTCTCCATGATCACCGTACCACTGGAGAGCATGAACTGGACCTTGTTCATATTCAGGAAGCCATGAATCATCTTCCCACTGACTCGTAAAGTTATTAATGTAAATACAACGATCAACTACGATTACTGTCATTCTCATCGTCAACTTCTCCTTCTAAAAGATTTTCTACAGGATTTACAATAACAGGAAGAATCTGATTCTGTTTCAACATATCTGTATAGACATTGCGAGTCTTTTGATTTTCCTTAATTGTCTCATTACGGAAAGACTCAACGGCAGCACCAGTTTGGCGTTGTTGTTGAGAATTTTCAATCAATAGAGTAGGCATCCAACCTACTGCACATCCCCAATGATCAATTTCTTGACCCGTATTGGGATCCATACCACGAATGTGCATATACCAAGCACACTTATGTTCAACACAGTCTTTTTTAATTAGAGGACACCAATTACCTGGTTCTTCCTTTTTAAATTTCATCATAAAATTTGAAAGCAGCGGTGATTCTTGGAATAGTTCTAAAGCTTGTGGCTTTATGTAATATTTTACCATCAAACATGACCATTTGGCATGGTTTTGGTAACAATCCAAAGATATTGTCATCCACGATGAATTGAGTCTCCCCACCCTCTTGGATGTCAGTCTCTGGATTTATATAGAAGAGCACAGTAGTGTCTTGGCCGTCCTGATGAAAATATGCTCTATCAGAAGGTTGTATGAGATTTACATAAGCCCTACGAAGGACCATATCCTTGATTAAAGGAATACGGTCCACAATTAGATCTAGAAAGAATTCTTTGTATTCTTCTTTTAGATTACAACTCATTCCAACTGGAGGCAATCCTTTAGAGTCGGTTTCCCCATATATCCAGTGACGAGTTCTAAGTAATTCTTCGTAAAGTTTATCGTTATCTTCTCTATCAATTACATCATTAAAAATTTCAATCATCAGGGTCCATCATAACTACAAAGAATAACATCAATATACTGCACTGAAAGATCTAAGGTAGCAGAATATGATGCAGTACCACCAGAGAATGGATGATCGTGAGCGGATGCATTGGTTGAGTTAGGACCAGTGCTTATAGTACTTCTTGTCCATCCATTACCAGATCTTACGTCGCCCCCACCAGGACTTAGTGTGATTGCATTATGATTATGAGTGTGGTTTGGAAGTTCATTACTAGTCAAAGTATGATTACCAACAGTTCCACTGATAGGAAAATTACCACTTAGAGGTTTACTGGATGGAAAAGCGCTCGTAAAAGTCTGAGTTCCACCACCACCAGCACCAGTGCCACTTACAACCCTAAGTGCTTTATTGTTTTGTGTTGTCACTTGGGACCAATAAGTGGGAGCACTTGCCTGGTAAAACACTTGAGTAGTATTTTGTGGAATAATATCATAGATGGAATCCATTCTAGTTCCATCACTAAAAAGAATACCAGTTGCGTCTATTTCTGCTGCCATTTTATATCGAAGGTAGGGTGAATCTTTTTATTAAAGGTATTTATTATCCATCAAATGAACATATGATGCAATCGATGTATTGTACATCCAAAGCCAAATCTATACTGGGACTTGTTCCACTCGCTGCGAAGGGGTGAGTATGTGGATCACCTTGAGGACCAGTTACACCTCCAGTTGCACCATTATTGGCAACTGAAACAGTCCAACCAGTTCCTCTAGCATCAACATCACCAGAATTATATGTTCCGTTAGGATTTTGAGGTGATTTTGTCATCTCAATACCACCACCATCACCATGCGTATGGGATGGAATTTGATTAGACGCAAAAGAGTGGTCACCTATTCCATCATTATTATCTTGCCAAGGAAAAGTAAAACTTTTACCAGGGCCGAAGACGGTTGTAAATGAATTACTTCCACCAGTTCCACCGCCAGATCCACTGACGACTCTCAACATTTTATCATTATTAGATGTTGATTTAGTCCAACCACTTGGCGCAGAGCTTCTATAGAACAAAGTTGTAGCACCTTGTGGATAGATCTCTCTTCTTGAATTCATAGAAGAAGTGACATTACCATTCACATCGGTAAAGTCAATACCTGTATTAGTGAGTTCTGCCATAACTTAATGAACCTTACCCTTTATTTAGCACTCTTCTTTATTGAACTTTTTACGGCACTTCTTCACTTCCTTCATCTCATCTTTGATCATCTGATAAGCATCTTCCGTCTTGATTCTACCACTAAGTTCCATAGCGCAGATAATTTCAACACGGGTGCCGAAGTGTTTCAGTGC